GAAACTAATCCGCCGGCAGTAGATGCATCATACAATAATGTTTATTATGATGTCTGGAGAGATATGATTGCATTGAAGAAGTTTCAATCTTCTGATGTGTCTCATGTTATACCAAATAATGTTTGGGCAAATAATACTTTCTATACCGAGTATGATGATAAAGATGCTGATCTAGATACCAAAACATTTTATGCTGTAACTGATACTGGTAATGTATATAAGTGTATTGACAACAATCGTGGTGCAAACTCAACTGTAAAGCCAACAACGATTGACTATTCAAACATTCAATTTACATCCGACGGTTATCGTTGGAAGTATATGTATACAGTTACACCTGGTGAAGCACTCAAGTTCAAAACTAATGCTTATATTCCAGTAAAAACTCTTACGGCTAATGATAATTCAAACCAGTGGTATGTGCAGCAGCTGGCAAGTAACGGTGCTATTCATCATATCAAGATTACATCAAATGGTTCTGGATATCTAAGTACATCAAATACGTTCCAATCGATTATCAATTCAACATATCTCACAATCAAGAGTAATGCAAGTTCTGTTGACGGTTCTTATGTTGGATCTGGACTTTATATTAGTGAAGGAGCTGGATCGGGTCAGCTTCGTAAGATTGTAAAGTATTTTGGTGCCAACAACGTATTGGTTGTCAATACCGCTTTCTCTACATCACCAAACACCACGAGTCGTTATGTTATATCTCCTTTGGTAACGATTCGTGGTGATAGTGGTTTATCGACAACCTCTCGCGCAACAGCATACGTTTCAAATACATTTGCTGGTCAAGTTCGTAGAATTACAATTGTCAGTCAAGGTCGTTCATATTCAACAGCAAACGTAAGTATTACAGCTAACTCTGTGTACGGTTATGGCGCAACAGCAAGAGCTATTATTTCACCAAAAGGTGGGCACGGTTCTGATCCAGTAGATGAACTCTACGGCACTGCTGTTATGATGAATATGAAAACTATTGGGTCTCAATCTGGTACATTCCCAACCAATAATGACTTTAGAGTTATTGGTGTTATTCGTGACCCAATGCTTGCTAACGGCTCTTATGCAAACACAACAGTAATTGACCAAACTACAAATGTTCTTGTCAATGGTGTTGGTGGCGATTTCCGCGCCGATGAGATTGTAACTGGTTCTGTAAGTGGCGCAAAAGCTCGCGTTGTTTACTTTGCAAACAGTAATGCTGCAAGAACAGACGGATATCTAAAGCTTATTCGTATTACTACAAACGGAACTGGTCAAGGATTTACAGTTGGAGAACTTGTTACTGGTTCAGAATCAACGGTAACCGGAAATGTTCAATCGGTATCCACACCTGCTCTAAAAAGGTATAGCGGTATCGTAATATATACTGAGAATAGAACGCCAATCAACAGAAGTGTTGATCAGACTGAAGATTTCAAACTAGTTGTAAAATACTAATCGGAAGGTATCATGGCTGCAGAAGCTAATAACGTCACGCTCTCAACGAACTTCAACGTAGCTCCTTACTACGACGACTTTGATGAGGCAAAGAACTTCCATCGCATTTTGTTCCGTCCAGGTTTGGCGGTACAGGCGCGTGAACTTACACAGATGCAAACGATCCTTCAGAATCAGATTGATCGTTTCGCTTCGCATATTTTCCAAGAGGGCTCAACAGTTCGCGGCTTGGAAATGCAGTTTGATACCAGTTATAACTTTGTAAAGCTGCGCGACAAAAATTCAACAGGCGCTTCGGTTACAGTTTCAAACTTTTTGAACAAAACAGTCAAGGGTGCTACTTCTGGTGTTATTGCTACCGTTGTAAATGTTAGTGATGGATCAGAAGCTAATACACCAAACTTCAAAACAATCTATGTAAAGTATCAGGCAGCTAATACTACAACAGGCTATCGCTACTTTGCTAACAATGAAATTATCAATACAGTTGGCGGAACAGTTTACTCTGCAAACGCTATTCCTGCTACTCTTGGTGCACATACAACTGGTGCTATTGGAACAGGCACAGCAGCTACATTCCAAGCTGGTATTGTTTTTGCCAAAGACCATTTCATTCGTGTTCCTACTCAAACAGTTATTGTTAGCAAGTATGACAATCTAGGTTCTGCGCGCGTAGGCTTTGATGTAAGCGAAACAATTGTAACAGAAATTACTGATACTTCTCTGCTTGATCCTGCATCAGGCTCGTATAACTATGCTGCTCCTGGTGCCGCTCGCCTGAAGCTTGAAGCACCTATCAGATCATATTCTCTTACTGCAGCTCTGTCAAATACATTTGTCGAATTGATGCAGGTCAAGAACGGTGTTGTACAGTCTGTATCTAATCGTACACAGTATGCACAGATCCGCGATTATATGGCTCAGCGTACATTCGACGAGTCTGGAAACTATATTGTAAGCGGCTTTGCTGTCAATACTCGCGAACATCTAAGAGCAGCTAATAATGGCGGTGTATATACTGCAGCGCAAGGCGGCAATACTTTCCTTATCGCTGTTACAGCAGATCCAGGTAAAGCATATGTCAAGGGTTACGATGTTGATAAAATTGTTTCAACAAACGTATCGACTGAAAAGGGTATCGACTTTCAAGAGATTGAGTCTGCTAAGGGATATGCAGATTACGGTAACTACATTATCGTAAACAACGTTGTTGGTAACTGGGATCTGGATCGTCAGAGTATTGTATCGCTTCGCGATCAGTGCGCCAATACTATTGGTTCTTCTACCACTTCTGGTCCAGGATTCCTTTCTGCCAACTTCCGCGGTAATCAAATTGGAACTGCGCGTGTTCGCGCCTTGAAGTATTACACAGGAACTCCTGGTACTCCAGGCGGTCAGTATAAGATGTATCTAACAGATATCAGTATGTCTGCTGGATATTCTTTCAAGAATGTCAAGTCTGTTGGTTATAATCCTGGTGCAACTTTTGCTCTTGGTAAAGCAAACATTCTTGGAACAACATCAATCAATCTGAGTGCAAACACATTCGATTCTTCGTTTGATCGCGCTGTATTCCGTTTACCAACAACAGCTACAAGAAGACTTCGTAACTCAATCAATGTTGTAAATAACGACTATTGGTTCTATAAATCAATCAATACCAGCTTTGATACTAATGGTATTTCTAATTTTGGAACTAGTTCTGATGGAGAGTTTGAAGGATCTGGAACTCTTAGCGACGATGCGGCTCGTGCAAACTTCTATGTTGTTGCACGCGGCAACTCGAATACTTCAGTCTTTGCAGAAACTCTAACAACAACCGGTTCAAATACCGTAACCGCTTCGGCTACGATTGATACAAAGGTAAGCCCTGGCGATATTATCAATATTCATACACAAGGCGGCGACTTTGTTGTAACTGGTGTTAGCGGTACAACAATCAATCTTGCTAAACCTACATCTGGTTCTGCTGGCGCTGGAAAAAATTTCCACAAGAGAATTTACTCTGGTCAAGTTCTTGACTTTGGCGGAGTAGGAAAAAGCGGTCTTAGTCGTCAAGCTAATGTTATTTCAACAACATCAGCAAGACTTTCTCTTCAGGAAGGAACTCTCAGCAATTCATTCAATGCTACTGTAATTGCACGACTGAATAAAGTTGATGGGCAAGAAGAATCTAAGTCGGTTGTGCGTGGTATTTACGTTGGTATTCGTATCAACGCTGGCGGCGGTACTTCTTATGTGGCTAATACAACTGGTCCATGGAATCTTGGTGTATCAGACGGCTTCAAGCTTGTAGAAGTTCGTCAGAAGTCAGGATCAAACTTTAGTGCTGCAACCGAAGGTAAAGATGTAACATCACACTTTACGCTTGATAGCGGTATGCTTGATGGTTACTATAGTCATGCCAAACTTGTAAAGAAATCAACAAGCTCACTTACTATCGGTTCTACAGATCGTCTGCTAGTCAAGCTTGACTACTTTACACATTCTTCTGCTGGTAGAGGTTACTTCTCTGTAGATTCATATCCAGTTAACGATACAACAGCTGGTACGGATTCTTCGAAGATTTATACCTACGAGATTCCTATCTTTACTTCGCCAACAACTGGCGAAAAATACAATCTTCGCGACTGTATCGACAATCGTCCTCGTATGACAGATACGGTTACTGGTGCTAATGTTATCACAACTTTTTCGGCTGGTAGTTTAGCTATCAATCCGAAGACGTCAAATACATTTGTGCTTCCAACTAATGGTCTGCACTTCCCGCCGCCTGGTGAAGATTTTACAACTGATCTTAGCTACTATCTGCCTCGTGTTGATGTTGTTGGCTTGACTCCACTGGGCAAGTTGCAAATAACACGCGGTGTATCTTCGAATAGACCAGTTACTCCAACTGTTCCTGAAGATGTAATGCCGTTGGCATTTGTAAATATTGCAGCTTATCCTTCTCTGCCAGAGCAGGTAGGTCGTAGAATTGGTCGTCCAGATATTACAAACTCTGTTCGCAAGATCAACAATCGTCGTTATACTATGAAAGATATCGGTCAGATTGCTCAGCGCATCGACCGTCTGGAATACTATACATCATTGAATCTGCTCGAAAAGAGCGCACGTGATATGCTGGTTCAAGATGCAAACGGTCTAAATCGTTTCAAGAACGGTATGCTTATCGACGCGTTTATCAATCACGCTATTGGTAACGTATTTGATCCAGACTATAATGCTGCGGTTGATCCTGCTTTGGGTAATCTTCGTCCAAAAGCTGAAGTCAACGAGCTTCCGCTAGTCTATACGTCTAACTCATCGAATATTGTTCGTTCGAACGTAACACCAGCTGGTATTGCAAGAGATCAGCGTATTACTCTGGCAGCTACACCATCGTCAACAACATTCCTTCCTGGTGCAACTGTAACTTCTGGTGCATTCAACGCTAAAATCCGTAACAAGGTTGGTAATCGCATCTATGTTGAAGATGCTACAGGTAACTTTGCTGTTTCTGTAGCCATTACCTCAACTGACGGCGGAAGCACAACAATCTCTGCTGTCAAGGCAATGACAACACCAGATAGTCTGGTTACTCTACCTTATGCACACAAAGTTCTTGTTCAGCAGCCATACGCCACAACAACTCGTAATACATCGGGTGGTTCGTGGAAGTATAAGGGAACAATGATTCTAACACCAGATAGTGATTACTGGTGCGATACAATCCAGTCTCCTGCAACAAACATTACACTGGATCAAAATACCGATGCTTGGCAATATCTTGCATCAACGTGGCCTGCAACTTGGAACGCTGCTGTAACTTCGTTCGTTGGTCAGCCAGTCGTAACAAGCACAACTACAAATACGGGTCAACATACTGTTCAAGAAGGCAACTTCATGAACACGTATCAAGACTATACGACAACGACAACATCTACACAACAGACACAAACAACACAGACTGGTAATCAAACTGGTATTGCAATCAATACCAATACTCAGTCATTTGGTAACGTTGTTAGAGATACAAGTATTGTTCCGTTCATGCGTTCGCGTATGATATTTGTCTCTCTCACAGGTATGAAAGCATCAAGCCAACTATACTCGTTCTTCGATGATGTAAATGTAAGTGCATATATTACACCTCTAACTGCAGCAGAGTATAGCAGTGGGCTAAGAGATACAAACGGTAACGCTATTACTCCTGCCTCAGCGGAAGGTAGTGCTCTATACTCTGATGCCAACGGTAATGCGTATGCTGTATTCCGTTTACCAAATGACGCCAATCTAAAGTTCCGCACAGGAACTAAGCGTTTGCGTATGGTTGATAACCCAACCAATTCTTCTGTTTCAGGTCAATATACGACATCGGCTGAAGCTCAGTATTCTGCTGAAGGTTTGGCTAATGAAGTATCGGCGTTGACTGTTACAACCAAGTCTGTATCGATTACCCAGACTGCTCTAACCAAAACTACACAAGGTTCTGTCTCGTCGTCATCAACTGCCTCCGGATCAAATCTAATTGGTTCAGAAGTTATTCCAACACCTGATCCAGAACCCGAAGAAGATAATGATCCGCCGCCATCTAATGATCAAGATCCGCTTGCTCAGACGTTCCTTGTAACAGGTCGTCAGACAGCAAAGATCAATACATCTGGCATGTATCTAACAAAGTTTGATTTGTTCTTCGCAACAAAGCATCCAACACTTCCAGTAATTGTTGAGCTTCGCGAAGTTGATAATCTAACTGGTCAGATTACACGTCGTACACTTCCATATGCTAAAGTTTCGCTGGCTGCTGATGATATCAATCTAAGTACAGATTCATCGGCACCAACACCGGTTTATTTCCCTGCGCCAGTTTATCTGTCTGACGAAACAGAATATGCAATTGTTATTGGTCCAGCAGCTAATAATCCAAATGTAACAATTTGGACTGCAGTTCTTGGTGAAAGTGATATTAGAACTGGCAATCGTATCTCAACCCAACCTGCAACAGGGTTCTTGTTTACGTCTGCAAATGACCGAAACTTTACACCAGTTCAGGACGAAGATTTGAAGTTTACAGCTTACTATGCTGAGTTTGATACTTCAAATGTAGGCAACTTGATTGTAAAGAATCCAAACTTTGATACAGTTGTGATTGCCAATACAACTGGTCCTCTGGATCGCGCTGGTGAAGTTATTCACGGTCAGACAACAATTACAGGTAAGTTTGCTTTTGGTGCTGCAAATACAACAGTTATCAATTTGCACGTTGCTAATAACTCTGCTTTTGCTCAGGGTATTACTTCTGGCGCAACTGGTAAGATTGTTAGCTTGGCTGCAAATCGTATTACGGTTCGCGATGTTTCTACAAGCAATAAGTTTGTTGGCGGAGAAAAGGTTCGTATTCGAATTGCGAATACCTCTTCAACAACTGCACTAAACGGTGAGATCAAAGGTACGTCTAATACAACTGTAACAACTTATCCAGTTGGTCGTATTTACTACTACAACTCAATTGATTATGCCAATACAAGATTGGTCATCGCTAATACATCTTATGTAGAGAGTGGTGGATCATTTTCAAATGCTCGTTACTTCCTTGCTGATTCTTATATTAGAGGTCAGTCAAACGGGTATACAGCACGTATTGTAACCTTTGTCAATACGACAATGGACAACGTGAATCTAATTACAAATATGATTTTACCATCGAACAACGATGTTCAAGCTTATGCTAAGATGGCAACATCTACAAGCACGCGCGATACATCATTCTTCAAGTTGAATATCAACGGTGATACAGAGTTCTCTGCACCAAGATATCATTTGTCGCGTAGTGTCGAATCAAATACGGCTGCTTCTTCAGCTACAATGGGGGCAAGACGTTCTGTTGAAATCAAGTATGAACTTACAGGTCGCAACAAGGTTGCTTCTCCTGCAATCGACTTGGGCAGACTATCTCTGCATTCAACACACAATTTGATTAGCACAAGTGGTGAAATTGGAACATCAGAAGAGTATGTAAAGAACGGAGGCAACTCAAAGGTTCGTTATATTACAAGAACGGTAACTTTGGCTGACGGTCAGGATGCTGAAGACCTTCGTGTATATCTGACAGCTTATAAGCCAACAAGTTCAGACATTCTTGTTTACTATAAGATTCTGAGCGCAGATGATAGCGATACTTTTGGTGATACTCGTTGGATTCCAATGGATCTGGATACAGGACAGGGCTTTAGCTCGGCTACTCTATATTCAAGCAATGAAGATAGAAATAACTTCATCGAGCTTACATATAAAGTACCTACATATTCAGCTACATCTGGATCACCCTATAAGTTTGGTGCAAACAGCGCAACTGGTGTTATTGAATACCGCAATACAGCAAAAGCTCGCTTTACTGGGTTCAAGTATTTTGCCATCAAGATTGTTCTAGTCAATAGCTCAAGCACTAACCCGCCAAGAGTCAAAGATTTGAGAGCAATTGCATTGCAGGTATAAAATATGAAAAAAATTGCGAAAGTTCAAGATAACCCTGATTTGATCCGTGATATGGGAACTCAGGCTATCTTGAATACCAATATAGATGCTCTAAGCGCCTATAAAAAACAAAAGGCTAAGCATCGAGAAATCGATCAAGCCTTCGATGATATAAATAATATGAAACAAGAAATGTCAGAACTCAAAACGCTCATGCAGCGCATTTTAGATAAGATAGGATAACCAATGGCTGTAATTCCTGCAGTAGAACTTACTAATACTTTTGATACGTGGCGCACTCGCACCAATATCGGGTTTGTCCGTCTGAATGCGTTTGCTATCAACGAATC